CATTAGATCGGTAAGTACGAACAGTATCTTTGGCCTCTTGGGCCTGTTGGCGCAGCTCCTCGCGGAACTCAAACGCAATAGCGTCCTCCATGAGCGCCCGCATGTCGCTGACGCCCTGTTCTTCCGCAAGCTTAGTCATTCGACCGACGACGCGGCCAAAGCCCTCGCTATTGGGATCGGACACTTGCGGATATTGCTCGACAAGCTGTTGCCGTGTCGCTTCAACTTGCTGTCGCGCCATCCACTCCTGCATCCCTGCAAGCTGTTGCTTGAAGGGCTCGACCACAGCTGCGTAAGAAGCAGCCAGCAGGCTCGTGCTTTCATCGTCTAGATCGACAGCCTCAGCAAACATTCGAGCGGCGTTTTGAAGGTGATCGTCGGTGACATCCTTCGGGGTGGCCTCTGCAACTGCGGGCTCCTCGGGTTGCTGACGACTCTCCTCATCCGCTTCACTTGGCTGCGGCTGCTTAGCCTCAGAAAGCTTTCGGTCAACGTCCGTCTGCACCTTCTTGCGATGGGCAGCCAGACGGGCAATGGCCTCGTCGCTAAGCGCGGCTAGGTCATCTTTCGAAAACCCATCGCGCCGCAGGACGCTCCAGGCCTCTTCAATGTCTCCCGTGTCGGAGACTTGCTCGGTTTCAGCAGCAGGCGCAGCCTCTGCAGCTGCCTCTTCTGCCGCCGGAGCCTGCGGTGCAGGCTGTTCATCGTCAGGATCATCCCCGTCGATTTGCATGAGGACTGCATCCTCGCGCTCATCGGCAAGTTGTTCAGCTGTCGCCTGGGGCGCAGCGGTCGTCTCGGGGGCCTGCTCAGGCTGGGGAGTGGTTTCAGTCATCAGAGTTCGTCGTATTCGATGGTGATGCCCTCTTTGTCACGCGCACGGGCCATGCTGTTCTCAATTTCGCGCCGGTTGGTGAACACCGGGCGTCCCTTGCTATCGAACTGGCCCTTGTGATGCTTCCAGTTGCGAGGCAGCTGGTTGCTGGCAAAGTTCGGCGTCTTCTTGACGATGATGTTGAAGCGTTTGCTCATTTCTTCCTCCTGGTTTTGCGCGCCTTGCCGGGGCTGATGCGCGCAGATCGTGTTGCTTTGCGGGCTGCGGGCGTGTTCTTGGCTACTTGCTTGCCCGCTCTGGTTGCCTTTCGCTTGGCAGCGGTGGTTGCAGCATACTGACTGCTGCTTAGCTTTTTAATGGCCGCCGACGGCATGTAGCGCTCGCCTGTCGCCTTAGTCCCCTGGGTCGAAGGCTTACCAGATTTGGTACGCCATTTCTCCTTAGTCCAGTTCTTCAGGCTGCGCTGCGGCTTCTTCAATCGCGGTAGCCTCCTCCGGCCTGCTTGTACTGTTGAGCCAGCATCTGAGCCTTGCGTGCCGACCATTGGCCGGGCTTGCCGCCTTTGCCGCCAGCCTTGATGCGCTCAAACAGACGCTTCCGCATCGTGGGGCGGGTGTAGTTGCCCGCCTCGTTCACCCGGCTCTTACTTTTCGATTTGGCCATGAAGCTCGTGGTTGCAGTAGGGGCAGCTAGGGTGAAAGGTGCCAGCGGCAATTGCGTCAACGCGAGCAGCGATCAGCACCATCTGTTTGTCGGTGTGCAGCACCGTGGTGAAGATCCATGTGACCATGCCCAGCACCAGGGCGGTCATGATCGTGTTAAGATCAATCTTGATCTGCATTACCACTTAACCCTGTTGGCCCAGTATGCCGCGGACATCTTGCCCTTAGCGATGTTCTTACCGTGGCGCGCTTTGAATGACTTGCGCTTGGCCTTCATGCGATCCGACTCGCCCGGCTTCGGCTTGCCCGCAGTCTTGGCGCCCTTCTCACCAAATCGGATCGTCTTGACCTGATCCCCCTGCTTAGCCACGACGATGTGGCTCTTCTTGGGGTGCCCAGGAGTCCGCTTAGGCTTGTTGTAGCCAGACACGCCTGCGCGCGCGAGGCGCGAGTCTTTCTTCTTAGGTGTTGCCATTACATTGCGGAGTTCATGCCCTGGACGCCTTGCGGCGGCCCGGTCTGCGCCTGCTGCTGCATAGCTTGCAGCATTGCGGCCATTTCTTGCCCGGCCATGGGCACCACTTTCGACGGCGGAGCGCCAGTCGCAACGCCCTTCGGCGCATCCTTGCCCATGCGCGGCTGAAGGCTTTCAGATTGCGCAATGACCGCTGCTTGCCTCTGCATTGACAAGTCTTCGGCTAGCCGTTCCAGCAGCTTGGCGTCAACCAGCTCGACCATGTCGGGCGCATTCATGGCGTTGCCGATTTTGCCGAAGTGGTCCTTCCACGGGTAGTCGGGGAAAGCCTGCATCAACTGCAGACTGTTCAGCAGCATCGTGTGCATCTCCATGGCGCGCTTTTGCGCAAGCCCCTCCGACGCACGCTCCATGCTGTAGGGCTCGATCTCAAGCTCAAGATCCTCAAAGCTGTAGTCAGCCCCTTCGTGTCCTCCGCCCTGGAACACCAGCTCCGTATCAGGCGGCAAGCTCAGCTCTTTCATGGCATCCATGTCCAGAGGGAACTTGATCGTGTCGTCGTGATACATGTAGAAGGCGACACGCGTCAGCACGGAAACCGTCGCGTCCGTGAAGCTCTGCTTGATGAACGCAATACGCGTGTTGGCCGCCTCTGACGCAATGCTGTGCTCTGTAGCGGTGCCGGAACCGCTGACGCTGCCGCGCAACGCCTCGTCCATGCCCAGGACGCGGTCAGCGCGTTGACGGCAGGTTGCAATCCAGTTGGCCTGCTGCTCAGTTTGGCCGCCCAGCACAAACTCTTGGACCAGCGCTTTGCCGTCCTCGAACGGGACGACAGCTACATAGTCGTGCTCGACGTTCTTTACGAGCTGAGCGGTGCGCGGGTCGTTGACGCCGACGATCCGCTTGTGCTTGAGCATGCTCTGGCTGGCCGCCATCACATGATCGTTGAGATCGGTAACTTGAGCCTCGACTGCGCACAGCGGCGACAGGGGGTAGACGCGATCCGGAACTTTGTACGCGCCAAACACCACATACGGGCCCGTTTCCGGGCCGTAGTACGGTCGTGGCTCACGCACGAAAGCGCTCTGGGCGTCGTCGTCGTCGTAGCTGCCCAGCGGTTGATTGCAGCCCAAGGTGTAGATTGTCCCGTGAAAGCCAGACTTGGCTCCGGGGCTGTCATCTAGCTCCACCTCAGGGACGTAGATCTCGTAGCAGTAGACCTCGTTGCGATTGGGCGTGCCCTCGTACCCGTAACCGTGCTTGCGGTTGGGGTCGTCTTGCTGGCCCAGCGACTCAATGGCCTCTGCATTCCAGCCCTGCTCAGGCTGGGCTTTTGCTAGGTCAATCAGGTCCTCTTTGTCCATTCGCCACATGTGCCCCATGAAGCGCGCACTTTCGATGCGCTCAGCTTCCGGGTCAATGAAGAAGCGTCGCGGGGCAATCCGCTCGCAGGCTGGCCAGGCTGGAGTTTCGGACGCTTTGTAGGGCGTGCTGTTTGGGCTCGCGTATTTCTTCTTGTGGTCAGGGCGCACCATGCAAACGCCGTAGCCCAGCAGCATGTCGCTGGCCACCTCGACTAGCATTTTGCGCAGCTTTGCGTCCCGAGCCCAACGGTTCATGCCGTGGCGCAGGGCCTCTGCTACGTCTTGCTGAGTGCCTGGGCGCCTGGAGCTGACCTGCACGCGCGGGTTGTCAAACACTAGCCGGGGCACCATCAACGAGACGTACTCGTAGTAGGTGTTCTCAGGAGAGTACTGGTTGGTGTCGCCAGTTCCGTCGTAGTACGGGCCGTGATACCGCGCGACCTTGTCTTCGTAGCCCTCAAGGTGCTTATCGCGGTAGGTGATAGCCGAGTCAATTTCGGCCATGAGGGCCTGGGGCGTTGTCTTGAGCATTAGCTGTAAACCTCCGCGTGTACGTCGCTGTGCCCGAGAAGGTCGCCAAGGCTGCCGTCGGGGTATTCGGGGATCGAAACCTCCATGCTCATGTCACGGTTCCACATGAACATGGCTGCATAACGCAGGCAGTCCATGGCGTGATCGCTGCATGTGGGGTCGGGGCGCTCTTTGATGGGCGCACCGTCGCGGCTCTTGGCCCACACATAGCTGGGAATCTCTTCCTCTAGGCAAGTCGGCTTCTTTGCGTCAATGCGTGCCTTGTCCTGCACAAGCTGGCTGCCTCTGCAGATGTAAATGCGCGGCCCGTTGTCGACCTTTGAGAGTCCCCATCGCACCATGTCAATGCCGCTGCGAATGGGGTTACGAGCCTTCCGGGCAATACGGTTGCCGTCACGGCCCCGCGCAGATCCTAGCCGGTCGTTGAACAACCGAATGTACTCGGGCTCGCTGGGGTCGCACACGAGAGCGGACAGCGGGTAATCCTCGTTGGCTTCAAGCACTTGCTCGGCCCACCAGTCGCTGTTCTCGCCGGTCTTGTAGATTTCGAGAACGCGGTACATGCGATCATCGTTGACAGCCCAGATCTGCAGGCAGCCAGGGTGGCGCAGGCCTTTATCGTAGGCGCCAAAGTACCACTTGGGCTCGGGCATGTCCTCGAAGTCCACCATGTGAACTGCGGGATCCCAATCCTCGTAGATGATGCCCTCTTCGCTCGCCCATTTGCCTTCGTAGAGGTTGGCGCGACGCGCCCCCGTCAGTTTGGCGAGGATGCCGAGGACGTATGCTTCGCCATTCTTGGTCCATGTGCCCTTCTTGTGGTCGAAGTAGGACGGGTTGTCCTCGTGCCGCGACAGCAGGCGCACCCGCTTGTCTTGCCTGTGGCGATCAGGAACCTCGCGGAACCCCTGCGGGAAGTGCGTGTTCAGCCAATGGAACTCGCCCGCCGGGTTGGTGTCGGCAACCCGCATTTGCCACGGCATTTTGAAGTTGCGATTGGCGCGCGCCAGCCATTCCCAGGTGTCCGCCGTAATCTCGCGGGCCTCAAAGACGGCAATCACGTCATATTGCGTGGAGAACGTCTTGGCGGGCTTGTCCAGACCACCGACCACAATGTGCGAGCCGTTGGGGTAGTGGTAGTTCTGCCGCGTGTTGCGGCTGCTCGTGCCGTGGATAGCGGGATGGTTCTCCCACAGCACGTCTTGCTCGAAGGTGACAAGCACCGATTCGGTCAGGGACTCCCGCGTTTGACGCAGCAGCAGGCAGCGGATGCCCGCATAGCGCTCACACAGGAAGTTGATGTACTCGAGAAGCGCGCGAGTTTTGCCCGTACCGGCAGGCCCCTCCATCAGCAGCTCGTTGGCTTGCAAGTTCCACAGCTCTCGTGCAGCGCCATGCGGCGTGTACTCATGCACGACCTCTGTGACTTGCTCGCTCATACTGACAGCGCGCTCTTGACGTAGAACATTTCGGTCCAGCGAATCGTGCCGTAGGCCGTTGTCTCGAACGCAAACTCGGCCTGGAACCTGCGACCCGCGGTGTACGCTGCGCCGCTTGCGCGAACGCGATAAATGAAGTTGTAGCCCTCGCTGTCGAGCCCGTTCCAGAACCCGTCATTAGTCAGCGCAGAGCTTGACGTGGCCGTTAGCAACACGTCTGACAGGTTGTTGTCAGCCTGATTGCTCTGGAACACTTGCCGCCCGTTAGTGCCGGTGCCCAGGCTGTCCTTGCTGATGTCGTAGATGCGGATCTGGAGGGCGTCGCTGTTGCTGCCGCCGCTGCCCGAGATGTCGTCGCGGGACAAGATGACGTTGTCTGGCCGTCGCACTCGGGCGACAAACCAGATGTCGTTACCTTCAATGACCGTTTCCATAGCGTCTATAGGTGTGGCGGCCCCTGCCAAGCCAGTGCGCAACACACTCCCCAGCGGCTGGCGCGGTTATGAGGAGCCGCCACTTATCGCTGCGCCGCGCCCCACAATCGTGACTTGCGCCACGCGTGAGGCCACGGCATGCCCCGATTGAGCGGTAGAAACGACGATCAACCGCCGTAACCCATACGGGCCCCGCGAACGCGCTTCATCTTGCTCTTCTTGGCAGTCCGAGCGGCGGCGCCACGAGCGCCAGCAGACATGCCGCGCTTACCGGCCTTCTTGCTGGCTTTCTTGCCAGCCTTCTTCATGGCCTTCATAGCCGCTTCTTTCCCCTTCTTCGTGTAGGGGAACTTCTTTCCGTTGACGTTAGGCATATCAGTACGAGTTGAAGGGGACAGGTGTCATTTGGCCGTCTTGGCCAAACTGCTCTTGTTGCAGCGCAAGGCGCTGCCGGTACTCCGACAGGGCCATGAGCTTCGAGGCGCGCCGATGGCTGCCGAGGTTCATGTCAGACATGTCGCCCAACCCTCCGAGGATGTCGGTGTTGGCAAAGCCCTGGGTAAGGCCCTGCTTGGCTTGTGCGCGCCGCTGGCTGTACGCGTACTGAGCCATGCGCATACGGTCGGCTTCGTACTGGTCGAGCTTCTCTTGTCGCGCTGCCGCCATGCGCGCGCGTTCTTTGCGCTGCATGAGGACCTGCGACATCATTGGTCGCTGCGCAACAGTTACTGCCTGCCCGATCGTATTGCGAGCGCTAAAGCCAGGGCCCGACGGGCCACCAATGCCGTACAGGCCGCCCCCAGTAGTGCCGGGTGTCAGAACAGAGGCCAAGTTGGCCGCCAGCCCGCTGTAGTCGATCATTGCTCAGGGTCCTCCGGCTCTAGCAGCCGGGGCTCAGCAAAACCGTAGCGCTTGACGTGATGCTCAGTCTCGACGACAGCCTTCTTGACGACGGCCCCGTCGATGCGGTCCCACAGCATCTCGAGGACTTTGTGGTCCCCCATGCGGGCTTTGTGGACCATGCCCATGACGATCTGCTCCAGGTACTCCGGGTTCTCGCGCAAATAACGCTTAAGAGCTGCACCTAGGCTAGGCCCCCGCTTGTGCGGGCGCAAACCACGGTCAAGCTCAGCAGCTGCTGTTGCCGGAGTTTTGCGAGCGGCGCCCATTACTCAGACCAGGGCTCCTCCAGCACGGTGCCTTCGGGCTTGTCCTCTTGAGGCTCTGCGACCGGCTCGTCAGCTTCCGCAGCCTCTGCCTCTTCGACCGCCTCTGCAGCGTCATGGACAGCTGCCGCAGCCAGCTCTTGAGCCTCTTGAGCAAGATCAATTGCAGCCTGTGCCTTGGCCTGGAGCCACATGCGACGGCGCTTCTTGCGCCCGTGGTGGTTGGTCGGAAGATCCATGGCTAGTAGCTTGCCACAAGCGCCCAGCACATGCTAGGGTGGCCGGGCGGTTTGGGGGGGCTTTGCCTTTGTATCTTACTGTGACTATGACTGTCCAGCAAGAACGCACCGCCCGCCTCATGCGTACTCTCTACGGACTTTGGCAGGATCGCGCTGTCGAGGATCCCAGGGTCTACACCACCGGGGACAAGTACAGCCCCCACATGCTGCAGACCGAGGGGGAGCCGCTGCCCAGGCAGACTCTACGGGGCCTTGTAGCCCGCGATTGGCTCTGGATCACCAAAGAGCCGCGTGGGCCCAAAGAGCGCCCCAAGGGCTCCCTGTGGCTCACAGACGAAGGCCAGGACATTGTGCTTGCAATGAGAGAGGCCGAAAGCTGAGCACATGCTGAACTCTGGGAAATTTTTGTAATCCCGATGTATGGGACCCGCTCAGCTGGTGCGGGGGAGAGACACGGGGGGGAGTGATGGGACCCGCTGCCAGACCGAACCGGCAGGTGGGTATGGGGGTGGGGGGTGCGCGGCCACAGACAGGCCCGCTCGCCCGTTGCTGGACTTGAGTTGCGCATGGCGCGTCCACGCGAGGCAGGGAGCTTCCCATGGCCTATGCAAGTGCTAACCACTCGCCCTTCATGCGCATTATGCGATCGCGAAGGGCGTAGAATGGCCAGAAATCACCCCTCCTTACGCGCGCGCGGACACGCGCCGCGGACGCGCCCACACCCACGCGCTGTCTCCGACCGCAGGTGAGGGTGCCGTTCCGGGCTGTTCCGGAGCGGCGCTTGTTTCTCTCGCTGCGCCCGGAGGCGCACACACGATGACCCGACTCACTCTCAAGTCCCTGTCCGCGCGGATCGACGCGCAGGACTCCAAGCTCGACCAGATCCTCGCCGCGATCGCGGGTGACACGCCTGCGGATCCCGCGCCCAAGCGCAAGCGCAAGGCCGAGCCGAAGCCGAAGCCCCAGGCCGCCGATGCGGGCGGTCGCGCGGGATTCCTCGCGCAGCTGTGCGTGGCTGCGGCGGGGTTCAACGACCTGCGAACGCACACGATCCCCGCGTGGGTCGCGAGCGGACGCGTCGACGAGCGCTTGCCCGTCGTCGCCGCGAAGCGGCGCAAGCTCTGGGACGGTCCCAAGGGCCTCGCGGGTCGGCTCGCGGATGCGGGCCTGCTGACCGAGGGCCACGCGCTTGCGGATGCGATGCGCGATGCCTGGGAGGACCTCGATTGGGCGGCCCTGGAGCGTCACGCACTCGAGATCGCGAGCGAGGTGCTCGCGGGTTCCGGGCGCAAGCGCAAGGCGGTCGTGCGAGGCGCGAGCGCGGAGATCGCGAAGCGCAGCAACGGCTACAAGGCTCTCGCGCAGCTGGAGGCCATCGCGGGTTGACCTGCGCGTAGCGGGCCGATCGGTCCCTCGCCCCTCGCGGGTGAGGGACCTTTTTTTTGTCTGCACTTTCCGCCTCGGCGCTCGGCGTCGGGGCTTTTTTCATGCCTAACCCAAACCAAACCATGACCCACAAGACCGAACCCCAGGCCCTTCAGGCCGTCCTCTGGAGTCGCGAGATCCCCGCGCGCCTCCTTGCCAACCCTGACCACGACGAGCGACGCGACCTCCCGTGGCTTCGCGTCGCCGTGATGCCCGTCCGCTCGTGGGAGCGTTGGACCATCAACGAGCGCATCCCGCGCTCCTCGTCGTTGCGTCGCACGAGCGACGGACGCATGGTCCAATGGACCGTTGTTGCCGAGCCTGCATTCGCGCCTTGCACCTGCGAGACGCGCGTCTGGCCCACCGATTCCGCCGAGTGGGAGGACGAGTGATGCGTGCCTCCATCGAACGCGCAATCATCGAGTGCATGTGGCTTGGCTTCATGCTGTTCCTGTTCTTCCTGCTTTGGGCGGTGTGATATGGACCTACTCAAGCTGCAACAGGAGGCCGCCTTGCGTGAGCTGCGTCGTGAGGCAAAGGCCCAAGCCCGCATGCTGTCCTGCCTCATGGTGCTTTGCGCCTTGCAGGCCATCGTGATCCTGGCGTGGATGGTGTTCTCGTGATGCCGTTGCGCCTCAAGCTGTTGGCTCGTCGCCTTGTGCATGAGCATCCCGTGTCCACGAGCAAAGCATATGCATTGTGCCGTGGCTGCACCGTGCTGGAGCTGGAGGGAATCGCACGCATGCTGCGTGACCATCCCGCCTCCAACGTCGTCCGTCGCGTCTTGTCCGAGAGGCGATGGTTCCTTTCCTGAAACCCTAACCCGTATTGCGACATGCAAGACACCACCTTCAATCCCGCAGGCAAGGCCCTCAAAGCCTTGCGTGCAACCCTCATCTACCCCGAACGCAAGATGCTCCACGCCCTGGTGCTGGATGCTCTTGCGTACATCGACTCGCATCACACGACTGCAACGCCGCCGCCTTACAAGCTGCCGCCGTTCAGTCGTGTCGAGTTCATGAAGCTCTCGCACGATAGTGCGAAGGCCCATGCAATCGACCGCCTTGAGCGCCAAGCGGCTGCGATGGGCGGCGCCATCACGCCTGAGCGTGCCGAGGAGATCCTGCGTACGGATCTTCGGCACGAGATGAGCGTGTGGTATACACGAGCTCTGCACATGTTCGAGACTGTCGAGCTTGCAGACATGACCCTCAGGCATCGCCACGCTGCGCCTCCTGAGGCAAGCAACGAGCCGGATCCCCCGGCTCCCGCATCCCCCCTTGACCCCACCAACCTCAACCCCAGCAACTGACATGAACATCCAGTTCGCGCTTCGCATCGACGAAGACCAATCCATCGAGCCCGAGGGCATCACGCCCAACGACCCCGACGAGGGGTTCACGCTTGCCGAGTGCTACGAGCATCTCGGTTGCGACACCATCGACGTTGTGCCGTTCACTCCGCCCCTTCCGGGCAACCCTGAGTGGATTGCCATCATCGACGACAACGGACGCATCAACGGGCGAGGGTTCAACCTTGCAGCCTCGTTCATGTCCAATGTGGAACTGTACGGCACCGTCATCCTTTGCCCGTCGGGGTGGCTCAAATGAGCGACGACATCAAGCCCGACGACCCCGGCAGGTGGGCCGACTCCTGCATGGCGTACATCGGAGTGTGTGCCGCCATCGTGGACGATGTGTTCCCGTCGTACTTTGACCAGCACCGCATGCACAAGGGCAACATCCAAGATGACGCCCGTAGCAAGCTGGTCGATCGCATCTTGCAGCAGCTGCACTCCCCGCAGCGTGCCGTTGGTGTGATCCTCACGGCGACTCCCGAGGAGTACGCCAAAGCATGGGCCCTTGCCGTGATGCAGGGCGAAACCATGGATTCCGATGCTGGCAGTCCCGAGCGCATGCTCGCTGCCTTGCGTGACGTTGACGCCTTCGCTGATCGAGGCCTCGACATTCACATCTTGCAGCTTGCTGCACAAATCATGCTTGCCCGACTGGAGTCGCTCCGGTCGGAGCAGTACCCGGATTCGAGCGACACCGAAACCACCAAGACTGGAGACTCCCAATGACTCGTTACACTTGCAACAACCACCACGCCTCCAACGGATGCGGCCGCATCCATGTCGACGAGGCCAGCGCCTTATCGTGCTGCAAGCGCAGCAAGGCGGCACGCGTCCCGATCCGAGATGTCGAGCGCACCGATGTCGAGGACGACGACTACGGCATGCATCGCTCGTGGCTGTACCAGCCCTGGATGTCGGACCCCAAGAGGGTGCCCGTGACGGGTGCGCATCGGCTGTTCTTCGTGGATGCGTACCCCCCGGTGTCTTGCAGCCAGCCGATGCTGCGGGACTGGACGCTGTTGCAGGCCCTTGGGCGTTCCACCCTGCGGACCCGCTTGCGGGAGGTGCAGCGTGACATCACGCAACGGATCGACAGGGGCTCCATCTCCGGCGTTCGCGCAAAGGCGAAGGCTCGGGTGTGGTGCGAGTTGATCGACGCTTGCCTGGACAAGGATGTGGAGTTCTGGCTCCAGCGTTGGCGCAGCCTGTCGCACAGCTACACGCAACAGGACATGGCGGCTATCCAGCTGGTCGACATGTGCGGGGCGCAGCCGGAGAATCGCAAGAGCATTCCCGCTGCGTACGGCTGTTGGCCTGATGGCTACTCCGAGGCGTTGCACGGCAGCCGTACCGTGGAGGGCACATACGACTACAACGCCCTTCACAAGCGGTGGGTCGACACCTACGCGACGTGGAAGCGATGCGCACAGGCAGGCATCCGACTGGGTGAGGACAAGGGTGCCCCGAAGCCTGACCCCACGCCCGACCCGCAGCCCGACGAGGTGCCGGGTCCCGTCGCCCCTACCCCTGCTCCCGCATCGCCTGCTGTTGGTGATGTGGCGCAGCAGATTGCGCAGCTGCTGACCTCGGGTGGTGCTGCCAACCCGGACGAGGTGCGTGCAATCGCCGAGCAAGCCGCTCGAGATGCCATCGCTGCTGCCGCATCCGACGGCACCCTCACGATGCGCGTGCAGGTGACTCGTCCCGACATGTCCGAGTGGGAGATCCCCGAGGACGAGGCGTTGCACGACAAGTTCCAGGATTGCGTGGGCTGGCTGCGCCTCGGCGTCCCGGTGTTCTTGCGTGGCCCTGCTGGTACGGGCAAGTCGATGCTCGGTCGCCAGCTGGCGGCTGCGTTTGACCGCCCCTTCGCAAGCATGTCGCTGTCGGGTGGTACTGCGGAGTACCACTTCACGGGGTCACGCTTGCCCGATGCGGACGGCTCGTTCCGGCATCGCACGACGCCGTTCCTCGACCTGTTCGAGAACGGTGGCGTGATGCTGCTGGACGAGGTGGATGCGTGCGACGAGAACGTGTTGCTCGCAATCAACGACGGCATCGCCAACGGGCTGTTGCCTGTGCCGGGCAGGGACGATGCGCCCTTCGCCCACAAGCACGAGGACTTCATGCTGGTCTGCGCAGCCAACACCTGGGGCACCGGGCCGTCGGCTGTGTATGTGGGACGCAACCAGCTCGATGGTGCGTTCCTCAATCGCTTCGGTCTGGTCGAGGTTGACTACGATCCCAAGCTTGAGCGGGCCTTGTGCCCCAACATGCCCGAACTCGTGACCAAGTGGCAACGCTTGCGCGACGAGGTTCGCAAGGCCCAGCTGCGGCGCATCATCTCGATGCGTGAGTTGCAGCGCCTGTACCTCCGCACGCAAGCCGACGGCTGGACCGTCGCCCGTTGCTTGCAGGAGGCTGTGCTTGCGTGGACGCCGGACGAGATCAAGTCCTGCCGTACCGTTGCCGAGGTGGCGTCGTGAGCTGGGAGCTTGGTCAGCAAGATGAGCAACCGGAGTTCACGCGCAAGATGTACGGGACGACGACTCGCGCTCGCGAGAAGCGCAAGGCGTGGGACTCGAAGTCTTCGGGCGACTCGCATTGTGTCATCCAGTTCCGTGACCTCGCCTCGTGGGAGGCGCTATCCGACAAGCCCAACGACTGGGAAGGTTGGTGCGGCCCCCCCGAATGCCTCGAAGGCTACGGGCCCGACGATTGGGCGCAACGAGTGCCCGACGACTGGTATGCAGGCGATGCGAAGTCATGGCCTGAACTCCAGGAAACCTGGCGTGTTGGCTACATGGCCGAGGAGATCGAGAAGATGTCCCAGGGGTTGCGGGCGAAGGCGGAGGGACTGATCGTCCCACGCAAGCGCAAGCGACGCAAGCATCACGAGGGCGGTGAACTGTCCTCGGATCGCTGGGTCAATGGCGACTACTACACGCCGTTCACCGTGAAGGCGGGCGGCACTCGGTCGTTGCCCGTCGTCACGATTGCGACGGCATGGGGTGGCAACTGCGACATGAAGGCCAGCCAGTTGCGCTGGAATGGTTGCGCCGCTGTGGCGTTGGCCGATGCGTTGACTCGTGCCGGATGGTCGGTTGGCATCACGGCGTGGTACTCGATGCAGAGCAACGCTGATCCGAAGAACCGGACCAGCATGCTCATCCCGGTCAAGCAACCCGATGAGCTCCTGCGCATCGGCAAGCTTGGCTCGTTGTTGGCTCACCCGGCAAGCTTCCGGTTGCGCCAGTTCCGTCTCATCAAGGCGTTGCCCCTCGTGGATTCGGGTACTGCGCTTGGCAGGTCCAAGCCCATCAGCACCATCCCCGAGGAGATGCGTAGCAAGATTCGTGGGCTGCTTCCCGGCAACACGATCTTGCTCGACTCGGTGTTCGATGAGCGTTCCGCCATCGACGCCATCACCAAGGCGTTGGAGTCTGTCAAGAATCCGACACTCGTCGCTTGACTGTCGGGGGTAGGTGTGCGTACATCGTGCGCATGCCTACCCCCAAGCGTAAACGCACGACACATCAGAAGCACGGCGGCTGGCGTCCCGGCGCTGGCCGCCCTGCGGGCGAACGCCCGAAGGTCAAGCCCGTCTCCGTGATGCTCACCGCAGAGGAGAAGCTCGTGGTCGAAGAGGCCATGCGCTACATGGGATACCGTGACCGCAGCCCGTTCATCCGGCATGCGGTCCTGCACTACTCACGAGAAGTGCTTGGTGACTAGCGCGATTGCATCGTCAACGCTGCGAACGATCACCACCTGACCGCCCCACGAGTCGTGCCATGCGGCCTCGTGGGGCGTCAGCTTTTGCGCAGAGGCGGGCTTACGCCCGTCTTTGATCTCGCATAGAAAGTTGGTGCCCCGGTATCCGACGAGGATATCGGGGCACCCCTTGCCCACCATTGCAAGCGATTGCACGGTGGCGCCTAGCGCACGCAAGCTACGGACAATCTCCGCTTGGTTCGCATCCACCTTCGCTGCCCGTCGCATCGACCAAACGGTACGCCTTTGCGATGGGCGCAGCAAGCTTGAGGATCTCGTCCGCTTGCGCGATGGCCTCGCGTTTCTGATCGCGATCCTCCATGCCACGGTAAGCCTCCAGGAATCGGGCACGCAAAGCCGTGACCTCGCTGCTTTGCAGCGTCCTGCACATGGTTTCCCATGGGCCACCCACGGCCTCGATTGCGCGACGCGCACGGTCCGACAGCTCGGGCGTACCCGTGTAGCCTACGCGTTGCATCTCGCTGCGTACCCGACCCCACGCCTCCTCGGGCGTGTCCCGATCGGCATCCTCCAGCGTTGCGAGTAGCTCCCCAGGCGTCGGGGGATGGGGCTTGTTGCTACGCATCCACCCGACGGCAGCTGCCAGCACGGGCGCTGGGGCAGCATCCGCAAGGACCATCGACCACAGCGCAGCTGTGCGCTTTGCGTCACCCGTGCCTATGCGTCGAGGGTACACCTCGGACAGCATCGCAAGCAGGGCGCTGACTTCAGCCTTGTTCACTCTCGCCCTCCATAAGCTCGATGAACGGGTTGCCGTTACGCGAAGGCGGCATCGAGCCCTTACCCCCCTTGCGAGGGTGGACGCTACGCCAACCGCTGCGAATGGCCGTTGCGTAAGCATCGCACCACTCCTCGACGGTGTAGACCTCCATCGACATGTTGCGTAGCCACATCTCCCGTGACCACAAGGGCATGCGTTGATCCTTGCGTAGGGCGAGGTACTCCTCGGTGGCTTGCAGCAGGGCGCTAGGCATAGGCCCGTTGGTGCGCTGCCAGTCATCGACCGCCGCCTCGTACTCGGCCACGGCGCTCCTACGTTTAGGCTTTGCCTTTGCCTCTGCCTCTGCCTTTGCATATGGAACCGGATGCCCAGCAGGTGCTGAGGACTTGCGGGCCCTTGCGTAACCAGCTGCTCTGCGCTTCTCGATCAGCTGCATAGCCTCCTTGCGCTCGCCATCGAGCCGCTCGTTGTAGAGGTTGCCCTCCTCGTCGAGCATGAAGCACTCGCCCAGCGAGCCTGACATCAGCTCATCGCACTCCTCCTGCGTGCATTGCAGGAGCCCACGCAGGTGGCGGGGCTGGATGCGTCCGTTCTCCCATTGGAGCGAGAGCATGCGAATGTACGCGCCTTGCTCGGCCAGCGTCATAAGCATGACCGAGGGAGATGCGAGGTAGTCGCGAGGAAAGAACTTGAAGTAGGGCAGGTAGTCATTCGCCATCGGTCGGCCTCTTCAGCAGGTCACGCTCGAAGATCACGATGCCGTTCTCTCCGGCGATGCGTGCGGTCAAGCGAGCAGCCATCAGGGGCATGCCGTCCTTGCGCTTCCAGTCGCGTACTGCCCCCTCGGTCACGCCGAGTTGGGCTGCCAGTTGAGTCACGCCGCCGAAGTGCTGCTCGATCGTCTCGATCAGCTGCTTCGGGGCGGGGGTGTCGGTGCTATCCATGCGCGGAGCTTATGCTCTACGCGCGTAGGGCGTCAACTTTTTTTCGGAAAGATTCTTGCGGCCTCTACGCGCGTAGGTACAATAGGGGCATGATCACCCCCACCCCTGGCGCACACCACGGGGTGCCCTTCAAGGACTACCTGTCCTGGGACGCCGTGAGTGTGCATGACCTGATGCTGGTACGCCGATCCCCGGCGCACTTGCGCGAAGCCCGGCTCAAGCCCAAGGAACCGACAGCCAACATGCGCTTCGGCACCGCCGCCCACGCATGGATCCTGCTGGAGACGCAGGAAGCCGCCAAGGAGTTGATCGTCTGCCCCAAGGTGGACCGACGCACCAAGGCGGGCAAGGCGCAGTACGCCGAGTTCGAGGCCGAAGCTGGCGATCGCATCATCGTCTCGCAAGAAGAGGCCGACCAGCTTTGCCGCATGAAGGCCGCCGTGCATGACTCCGCTGCGGCACGCAACCTGTTGCTCGAGGCCGCCGATCGTGAGGTCAGCTGTTGCTGGGACTCAGCTTCGCAGCCCGGCATGCTCTGCCGAGGCAGGCCTGACGCCATGTCCCGCAAGCTCATCGTCGATCTGAAGACTAGCTTCGACGCAAGCCCGAAGGAGTTCGCGCGTACCGCCGCCAACTTCAAGTACCACGCGCAAGCCGCGTACTACCTCGACGGGCTCAAGCGCATTGGCGAAGTCGACGAAGACGCGATGTTCGCATTCCTCGTTGTCGAGAAGCTGCCGCCGTATGGCGTTGCCTGCTACGTCCTTGACGAAGACGCCATGCAAGCTGGCCGGGAGTTCTACATGAACGGCTTGGCGACCTACGCCGAGTGCCGCACCAGCAACCATTGGCGCAGCTACACCTCGTCCGACAAGGTGGAAACCCTTTCCCTCCCCCGCTGGTCCCTTGAGTCCTAACCCCCACGATGACTGACGAAACCAAAGAGGTCGCTGCCCACCCCAACAAAGGGCAAGAGATGTGGCAATACGCGCAAGCGTTGAGCCGCGCAAGCATCATCCCCAAGACGTTCCAGGGTCAGCCCGCAAACTGCTTCGTCGCCATGGACATGGCCGAGCGGCTGGGCGTCGGCGTCATGGAGATCATGCAGAACACCTATGTGGTGCATGGTACGCCGGGGTTCTCGGCCAAGTACGCCATCGGCATGGCGAACAAGAGCGGCGTGTTCAAGGGCCCCATCTGCTTCGAAGAGCGAGGCAGCGGAGATCAGCTTGCGGTGACTGCGTTTGCAATCGTGCGTGAGACGGACCAGCGTGTCGAGTTCACTTGCGATATGGCGATGGCCAAGGCCGAGAAGTGGACGAGCAATCCCAAGTATCGTACGATGCCGCAATTGATGCTGCGTTACAGAGCAAGTTCTTTGCTCATCCGCACCACATGTCCTCAGGTGCTGCTGGGATTGCAGACCGCCGAGGAGCTTGAAGATGTGCGGGCTGCGCGCGTCCCTGAGTTTGAAGCCAAGGTCGATGCCCTCAACGACCTTATCGCAGAGCCTTCGCCGGAGAGTGTGCGCTCCGACGAAGGTGAGGAAGGCACGTCTGAACAGCCCCTTGCAGAAAGCGAGCGCAAGGGAGACATGCCTGACCCCGCCGAGTTTTTCTAGAGCGAACTCGGTGTCTAGGGGGCACAGGGTTTCCCATACCTGTGCCCCCGCCTACAACCGCGCGCCTTCGTGGAGTTGGTCGTGCGGTTAGGGGGCGCAGCAACTCACTCGGCTGCGCCCCCACCTTTCAGGGGGTGTCACCTTCTTCTTCGTTCGTGGGTCGTTCGGACTGGATGTGTGGCACCCCTTCCTCTTTGCCCTCGGTGACGATGCTGCGCAGCAGCGCAGAGATTTGTGTCACGACCAGCGTGATGAGCCCGGCAACAACGGCCACAAGGTCCGCCTCCAGGGTGCTCACCGCATACAGGAATGCGATGACCGACAGGAACATGTAGAGGCCAGCAAAGTTGGCGAGGTGACGCGCAGCTGCTTCGCGCGCCGACATCCCCAGCTTGAGCTTTTGCAGCTCTACCTTGGCCTGCTCCTTGCGCGCCTCAGCTTCAACTTTGCGGGCCGCTGCGTCAGCTTTTGCCTGCACTTTCTTCAAGCGCACGGTCGTGGCGAGGTCTTCGACCCGTACCACTTTTTTGATGGGCTTGTCAGGCGACACCCTCTTCCTCCGCCACCTTCTTAGAAGCATCCGAAGAGTGCGTGGCACCCACCGCTTTGAGGATGTCCTTGACTCCAGTACCCAGATTTCCGACGGCGGCATGGCGCAGGGCTCGCTTGGTGTGTTTGCGGGAACGGCGGCTTCCCGCCATGACGAACAGGCTCGTGGCCGCAGGCACCAGCGGTTGCAGGGGCAGCGGGATCAGCGGATCCAGCATTCCCAGCACGCCCTCGGTCGTTGCTTGAGCGGACTCTTCGATCGCATCCTTGGCCTCCGCAGCGGTGGTCAGGTACATATCGACAAAGCCCTCGTGCTCCGCTTGCAGCGCCTCGAGCTGAGCCATGAGGGTTTGCGCCTTTGCGTAGTCGGCAGCCTCTACGGCAGCCTTTGCCTCAGCGGCCACGTCCTTTGCCTGTTGCTCGACGCGCCCAATGGCAGCGTCGTACTCGGCCAGCGCAGCCTCCTGCTCAGCCAGCTGTTGCTGGACCTCGGGCGGAATCGAGGCCGTCAGCAGGGACTCAATCTGTTGGCAGCTGGACAGCGCCAGCACGAGGAAAGCTACTTGGAGTTTCATTGCATCATGTACTCGAAGAAGGGAGCGACCTCCCGTTGACGCCCGCTCCCAGGATAGGTGCGGGTGGTATGCAGGCCGACGCCGTCGGCCATGAAGTCGAATGCCGACTCCTCTCCGTTGAAGACGCGCACGCCGGTCTGCCCGATGATGGGCAGGTTGCCGATGAACTGGTCAATCATTGCAGCGGGCATGCGGTAGACGGTTTGGCCGCTGTTCCACTCCCATTGCTTCAGGTGCCCCTCCATGAGACTGGGCTTGCCCGGAGCATTCCACACAGGCGTGTAGCTCTGGCCCTTCCAGTCCGTACCGGTGCCCAGGGCAGTCAAGGCCCGCACAATGGGGCTACCCTTTGCCTTGAGCGGGCCCCACATATCGTCGTTCAGGAAGATGTCGTAGGCCCATTTGTACGGATCGAGGAAGTGCCCGATGAGGCTGAAGTAGATCCGGCTGTCAGGGTGGTGCGCCTCATTGCCGAAGAACTCGTCGACCATGTTGGCAACAGGGCTGATGTTGACCTTGGCCCAGTTAAAGTTGCCATCGCGCCACGCCTGCTCGTAGCGAGAGAAGAAGTCCTCGTCGTCATCGAGGCCCGCCATCAGGGCGTTGAACGCGGCGGTCAGGATCTGCGATCGGAACGCAGCGTTGATCGCAAGGTTGCGATACATGCGTCGCTCGATGCGGTCGAGCTGCTTTTGCTTCTCCTCGTCCGTGTCGGCCCTGGTGCCGTACATCTTCTGGGTCAGGCTGAACATCTTGAGGACGGTGTTCAGGTTGGATTCCGTCCAGTCAGATGCCAGCAGGCCCAGGCGCATGAGGTTCTGGTTCTCTGCGCGCCGCACGCCGCCAAGGATGTTCTCGCCCCTGCGGTAGTTGAGCCCGCCGAAGTCATCGTTCATCTTGGCCGCAACCTTGCGGGCGATGTCGTCCTCGGTAATCTGCCCTTCCTCGACACGCCCCTTCATGATGTCGCGCTTGAGCTGCGCCATCTCGTGCTTGTACTCGAGGATTGCAGCTTGCGCCTTGAGCGGGGCGCCGACGTTGGCAAACAGGAACTGGCTCGTACGAGTGCGGTAGTCCTGCATGCTTTGCGCCATGCGCTCCGCACGCTCGCGACCGTACAGCGGCCCGAAGAGGGTGACGGCCTTCTCGATCAGCGTGCGCCGCTGCGCCGAGTCAATCGACTGCTCATCGCCATAGCGCATACTGAACGGCATGGTCATGCCGTTTGCTACGAGGCGTGCGTAGATGGGGGACTCACCCAGAATCGCCTCGACTCCAGACCTTACCTCGGGCGACCGCATTGCCAGTCGCATTCCAGCATCACGGCCAAGCAGCTGGTCAGCGCCCGGAATGACGTTGAGCAGCGAGCCGCCCAGCAACATCGGCGCCTCTGTCACCATCTTGGTGGTCGAGCTGAAGTGGCCGGGGCGACTGAAGTAGAACGAGCGCCAGAAGGCGAAGTTGTGGAACAGGCTGGTGAACAGGACTGACGCCTTGCCTGCATTGTTGAGACGGTACGCCTTGCGGTACGCTTTTTTGAATGCCGTGGACTGCCAGTCCATGCGCGTTGTCAGGGCTGAAAGGTCGTCGGCGAGTGCCTCGACAACCCAGTAGCCCCGCAGGCCAGGGCTGTTGGTGCGCAGCTCGACGGCGCCTTGCGGCGCACGGCCATCCTTCAGCTTGCCCATGAACCCTGCGGAGGTCATGACGTTGCGGAACTGGATGTTCGAGATGCTGTTCAGGACATCGCTGTGAACACGTTGGCTAATAGCCAGCATGTTCATGGCGGCCAGCTCCTTGCCATCAGCCCAGCCATCCAGGATCGAGTCGTAGGTCCGTCGCTTGCCGCGCGCCCCCACGCCCGTACGGAAGGTTGCGCCTGCTCGTGTCGGTGAGGCAATGCCCTGCGTGAGATCAATGATGTTCCTGTCTTGCAGGGAAACATCGTCACCCATCCAGATGCGCGCGCTGTAGAAGTCGTAGTAATCGCTAATGAGCCCGAAGCGTTGAGCCCTCTGACCCAGCACCCGGTTCATCGTGGCGACCCTGGTGACGATGGACTCGATCTCGGCAGGCATGTCGAGCACGTCCTTGATCATGGCCTCCTTGGCCTCGTTCCAAGGGTTGCCTTGCGCCTTTGCCTTGTTGCGACCCTCGTCAATCAGCTGCTCGATCGTGCTGCCTTTGATGCGAGCGGTGTTCTCAAGGTCGATCAGCAGGTGCCCAGCACTTGTCCAGCGCCTAACATGCTTGGCCATGCTGATCTTGTTGGGAGCCAGATCCATTAGCTCCTTCTCCAGCAGCATGAAGCGTTTCTCCAGCCACTCGGTGCTCGTCTCGACTTCCGAGTTCAGCTTGTCGAGCATGGCTTGGTAGCGTTCGGCGGTCAGCAAACTGTCGGCGCCCGGCTCGATCATGCTGGGCTCGTCGACCTCCTGATCCATGTTGAACATGAGGTCGTCATCCTCAAACAAGCGAATGCCGGTGATTGCCTCCTGGGCGTCACGCACCATCCGTGCAGCTCCGAAGTGCTGCCCTTGCTGTCGAGCACCAGCCGCCGTCATGCGCACGGTGTAGTGGCCTAGCTCTGTTGCCTCGGCCTCGGTGCCCAGAGCATCGGCAAGGCTTTCTGCTAGCGCATCGTCCTCGAGTTCGATGTATGCCGCAGCGTGGTGCCCAGCGTGGAACATGAGGTTGTCGATCAGCGACTCCTCAGCCTCCACAAGATAGGGCGGCACAACGGCGCGCATGTAGCGCGTGTTGTTGCCGTCACGCCGGATGCTGGCGTCGAACGTTTCCGCTCCGTCGGGCGTGTTGTAGATTGCCCGGATTCTGCTCTCAATTCCGCCGGTCGGGTCGTTGACACTATGCGTATAGCTCATGCCCACGCCTTGACCGTTCGGCGCGTCTAGGTTGCTGATGTTGAAGAACAGGTCCTGCTCGCGAGCCGAGGGCACCGTCGCGGACACCATCTGCTGCGGGTTGAACACGATGACGTGCGGCAGGTTGCGCCCAGGGCGAGTCAGCAGGGGGTTTGAACCAAAGTCCTCGCCCTGGTTGGCCATCTCCAGGAAGCCCGCATCAAGGTCAGCGAGCGGGTCCATGTCGGGCAGCCACGGCGCCATGGAGTCCCGGTTGGGTTGACCGACCAAGCTGCTGGCGTAAGCGGCGTCAAACCCTGCGTTTCGCAGAGTCTCGACGAACCACTCCTGGGTCATGGCCGCGATGTTGTTGAACTGCGACGCGAAGTTGATGCCGCGCTGACGCAGATCCATGAACCGCTCGGCCTCGGTTGCGTCACGGCCCGGAATGTCCGGCGACAGAATGAGGCCGTCCTGCTCGTTTGGCGAAACCGTCAGATCCGTCAGCATGCTTTGCGTAACGTCCTGGCGAATGCCCAACTCGATGGCCTCCCACGCAGGCGCCCACTCGGGATGCAGCAGGCTCTCAAGGCTGCTCACGCTGGGCCTGTTGGGAATCTCACCGCCTGCCTCGCGAGTCGCCCGAACAATCGTGGCGGCCTCTTGCAGACTGAACGGATCGCGCGACATCACCAGCATGGTGTCGAACATCGTCTGCACGGACTCGAGAATTTTGGACTCGAATGCCGTCAGCTGCCGCCGCTCAAGCTCAACGTCAAGCAGCAGGTCCCGCAGCCCGGTGTCGAGTCGTTTGTGGGCCACGAAGTCGCGATAGTTGGGCAGGTAGTAGCTAAGCAGCTCCATGTACGCGTCCACGCGCACAGTCGGGTCCTTGATGCCCTCGTCCTCCATGCGGTTGTGCGGGAGGTATCGCACCACGCGACCACGGTCTTCATGCCGCCAGGGGTTGAACGTTGCGTTGGAGCGGACGTAGTACGCGCCTAGGCTTGTGCCCTGCACGAACTCAGGCACATCGCGCTTGCGTGCCGTTCCCCGTGGGTATTTCCTTTGGCCATCTAGGGCGGACTGCACGAACATCTCGGACGCCCAGCCAGCGTCAAGCGGCGTCGCCACGCCAAACCCGCGTCCCTTTGTGAACAGGCCGCCAGCCAGCATTGAGCGATTGTCCAGCGTGCCGTGCCACAGCAGCATTGGCTCGTTCGTGTTCGGGTTGCGCAGGACGTTGGGGTCGTTGCGCAGCGCATCCAGCTGGAAAGACATCTCCAGCTCCTGCATCTCCGGGTCGATCTCGCCCTTGCTGGCGGTGCCGCGAATCGGGCTGCGGTTCAGGCCGTTCTTGAACTCCGTGAACAGGCTTGTAAGTGAGGTGCGCTCGGCGGCGCTGAGTTTGACGCCAGGGGTCAGTCTCTGGAACGTCTCAAGGGCCATGCGCGCATAGATGCGTCGCGCAGCCTTCCGGGTAATGTGTCGCGCCTGATCGAGCGTATGGTACGCCGCGTCCTGAATAATCTCGGCGTTGGCTTGGCTGTACACTCCGGGGTTCAGGCCCTTGGCGCGAGTCACGGCCATGCTGTTCAGCGTTTGGTCGACAACATCTTCCGTCAGGGTGCGCACGGACTCCAGGGCGCGCTCTAGCTGCGCCTTGAACTGGAACTCAAGGAAGGTGAAGTTGAGTGGGTTGCCTACGCGCTCTGCTTGTAGGTCTTCTGCCGTCAGCAGGCCCGCCTGCGTGAGCACATCACGGACCTCCTCCTGCATGAACTGGGCAATGTCCTGCTGTCCGAAGAACAACTGCTGTGCAGCTTCGTGCAGAGGCTTGGTGCCCTCCAGAATGTTGATGTAGATGTCGCGGGCAATGTTCTCGTCCCACGCCATTAGGGCGTCGAAGTTCGCACCGCTGGTGGGGCCAATGCCCATCTCCATCACATCGCTGGTGTCGAGGCTGACTGCATCTCGCACCGCTTGCGGCCAATTGTCCGAGTCCTCTCCGAACCGATTCTCTAGCTCCAGCGCCAAGAAGGTTTGGAAGTCGGAGACGCTGTCATCAAACACCCGCTCTGCCTCAAGGTGGCCAAGCGCCTCAAGAGCGTCTTGCAGGTACTCGTTACGATCGCCCCATTGGTGCTTCTCCTCTTTGTTCTTGAGGAGGTCAATGGCGGTTTGCCAATCGGCGTTGGCTTGCCTGATATCGCTGTACAGCTTGCCGACGGGCCCGCCAAAGTCGATGGCACTCTTGACGATATCGTTGACGTACTCTTCGCTGATGGGCTCAAAGTCGTCGAATGCGTCGGGGCGCAGGTTGAAGAGCAAGGTGTCGTCAACCGCCTTTTGCTCCATTTCGGGCTCGTGCCGCTCAATCCACCAAGTCATCGGATCCGCCCAGTACCAGTCGGCCTCATCCATGCCGCGGGTTTGCGAGCGGTGAGCGACTGCATCGAGGATGATGGACTCAATGGCCCCGCTATCGGCCTCAGTCATGTCCTCCCACAGCATTTCGTGCATGCGGGCTTTGCGCTTAGGCCTGCCGCTGCTGACCTTGCGGCCAGGCACATCCTCAACACGCGTGCTCAGCGCGCGGGCAAGAGCGGGGCGGATCCAGGCTGGCGCATCCTGCCACCATTGGTATTGGGCTACAGTTTCCGGCACGAGCACATCGCGCCCGACCTCAGCAGGGTTTTGCTCTGCGTGTCGGCCTGCCTCTCGATCGGCAACTACCTCAGCTGCCGTCGGCCCGCGCGTCTCCCGCCGCTCCTGGCGTTTGCGTTCGGCGGCCTCGAGTCGCGCCTTGTTCTCTTTCTGACGCTTCTCGCGCTTCTCGTCCGTCTCAACCGCCTTGGCCTGCTTCTCCGCCGACGCCTCCTCCCACAGATCGACGTGGGTTTCGGGGTCAAGGATGGCGGCCTTGCTCGGGTACTTGCCGCGGATCTTGGCCTTGCCCTTCCCGTACTGATTCTTCAGGACCGCATCGGGATCGTAACCTCGATCGCGCAGAACGTCGCTAACAAGCGCCCATTGGATTTCGTTTAGCGCCGCATCGGTCCCAATGCCCTTGAGCTTCTGCTCGGCAGTCAGGGCTTTTTTGCCTTTGGGCGTGGGCAGCAAAGCATCGAGCCGCTCCTGCTCCTCAGGAGTCAGTTCACTCCACGTCTTGCCGCTTTGCCAGTAGCGGATGATTTCTGCTGCCGCCTCAACGTCTTCGGGTGAGACGTTCTTAGCGGCTCGCTTGGCGGCTCTGTCTAGCTTGTATTGCGGCGTCCGCTCCGCAGGCTGTGCCAGCTCCCGGCCCTCATCAGCCTCCTCGGCCACCTCTTCGCGGCGCACCTGCTTCCTAACCTTTTTCTTGCGCGTGGCGGCAGGCTTCGCGGCAGCTTTCTTGCGAGCCGCCTTTTTCTTCGACGCTTTTTTTCCAAGCTTGCCCGCCTTGGCTCCGCGCATCACCGGCTCAGCCTCGCCCAGCAGCTGATCCGTCAGGGCTTCGCGCGTCTGCCCGACGCCCGTCGACAGCCCCTGGTCTTTGGCCAGCTGCTGCACTTCCTTCCACGCCATCCCGTCAAGGGACTCGCGAGTCAGGTCGCCGTCAGGCACATATGCTGCCTCCGCCGCTGCGGGCTCCGCCGCCTCGGCCTCCGGCTCGGCCTCCTCCTCGA